GAAGATTTCAAACTTCTCTTCTTCGTTAAGTAAATCTGTTCCTAAGAACAAGTTGCTTAAACGCATTGCAAAAACATCATTTGTTCCGTTTAAACCTTGTAAAGCTACTACTTTAATAGAAGTGCCAGGCAATACAAATTCAGAATCTGCTTTACCATCAAAAGCATAATTGAACATATTAGCGTTCTTTAATGCAATAGTGTAAGTTCTGAAAGTATCTTGACCACAAACAATAACCATATCATCAGTAGATACTACTTTAGCAGGGATTGCTTTGTAAACACCATCAAATAAGCTAATAACATTAGCTGCAGTAATAGAAGTCAAAGGAGCACCTGAAATAAATCCTGATACATTCGCATCTACTACACCACTTGCAGCACCGATTAATTTGATGAAACCATCAAACTTATTCAAGTTACCATTAGCAGAAGCAGTATCACCTGTCCAAATAGCAGTCTCTAATTGAGAAGCAATTGTTTTAGCTTTTCTATCAGAATAATCTTGCTCAAAAGGAATTGAATCATATTGACTTCCTGTTGGTAAAGCCTTTTGTAAGTATTTAGCTTCTAATGCTTTTGGACATAAAGCCTCTTGTACTTTAATCTTACCTACTGTTACAGTTCTTTGAGTAAAAGTAGTTGTACCTGATGCATTCCATCCGCAAGTACCACCTGCTTGGAAGAAAGCATCTGTATCCATAATGTTGATAGTCTCTGCTGATTTAACACCGACCATAACATTACCTGCACTTTTAATAAGGGCAGCAGTTTTTGCACCTAATACAGATGAAGCGACTAATTGTGCTTCGTTTTCTTTTGTATAGTTGCTTAATGTTGATACTGAAATGTTAATGAACTTACTGAAAATGACATTTTTTATAAATTTATTTGTTTAAAATTGCGTTTCTATATTTTTCTAATCTATCATATTTTGTATCATTTGTAGATACATATGATTGAAATGCGTTTGCTGCTTTTTGAGTTGGTTCAGCAGTTGGAGTGTTTGAAAGTGCTTCTACTAATTCAGCTACTTGTGCAAACCCTTGTTTAACCTTACTTTCTAATTCAGCAATCTTCGCATCTAATTCCATTTTTTTGCTTTCGTAATCATCCTTTAAAGCC